ACTGCAAAGTCACCCACCTGATAACCCGCTTGCTGCATTTGCATACCAAGTCGATTAACTCTTTTACCAGCAAAACCTGCGGCTTGAGTGGCTTCAAGTTGAGCGTCATTTGCCTGTCTCAAAGAGGCGGCGTATTTACGAATTTCGCTGTTAGCCTTGTTGTAACCGCCACCAAGTTTAGCAAGCTCCTTAGCTTGTTTAGCGAGTTCACTGTTATACCTAGAGGCATCAATTTTACCAGAGCGAAAGGCTTTCTCAATAGTCGTGAGGTTACGTTGAAACTTAAGTTGCTCTTTCTGAGCACGAACTAAGTCCCGGTTATCAACGCCTATCACAAATTTAATATCGTCAGCCATTTGCCACCCTTAAGTATTCTAGGTCTATTCTCTTGATGGCCTCAACTTCCCAAGGCTCAATAGATGTTTCCGTAAGTTCTTTCCATGCCTTAATCTGCTCAAAGGTAATAGGCGCTGGGCCACTAAAGCCTGACCCCCTGCTAGAGCTTAAAGCAATAAAGGCAGACCAAACGTGGGATATTAGCATGGGGAAGGGTGTCGGGGGTTCCAATGCTCCTATTCTACGTCCAGTCTGCCTCTCTACTTGTTCAAGATGTTCTCGTTCTGTAGTGCCATTCTGATCTGGCTTATTAAGTTTAAACTGATGTTCAGCCCACTTAACTAGCTCACAGATCAGACCTTCGTAAAATCCAGAGAGTCAGTTACTACCTCCTCAATCTGGTTACGAATCCAGAAGACTTCTTCGTACAAGTCTTTGGCTTTAGCAACAGTGAGCTTAGGTTTCTCTCCGTTGTATGTAATGTCCCAAGCCTTAGTCGTCTTAGCTAGAACCTCCAGCGTAGCTTCCTCAATATCTGAGTAGTCAACATCTTGAGACTTACTCTTTTGAGCCTTCTTAAGCCGCTTGCTGATTTGTTCGTGTTGGGCTTTCTTGTACTCTTTAGAATGGGGCGCAAGAATAGTAATTGTCATATTCGTGCCATCATCATTCTTTAGTACATCACCCGTTGAAGGATGCTTGATCTCAATAACAATGTCATCTAAATTCGGTGTCAGGTCTTTTAAGTCCATGTCGGTTTCCTTCGGGGGTTAATGTCGGGTTGATTAATGTGGAGACCCCCGACCCGACTCAGGAGCCTCCACTACCTAGCTAGGTATCCAGTTATGCTGATCTTGTGATCTTGAAGTTAGTATCTTCTGTACTATCGTAGAGGGCTACGAAGGACATAGTGATCATACGGCTTTCTGGGCCATCAACACCTACGTCAGCACTGTTAACTTTGATCTTAGGGAAGAGGAAGGTGAGGGTATTACCCGCGACATCACCTACGACAACTTCCATTGCAGTATCTACTTCGTTGATGAAGCGGTCAATCAAAGCTGTGTCTTCAAAGTAAGCTGTAATAGTACCTTCGACTACAGCACGTCCATACTCAAGTGATGGTGCAGAAGAGTCACCTATAACAAAAGTAGCAGAGAAGCTATTGTCTAGCGTCAAGTCAATGCTCGTAATAATAGCAGCTTCTGTTAATGATCCGCCAGTATCTCCCAACTTCAGTGTACCTGAGTAAGCATCAAATGGTGCAGAACCTGAGTTAGCTGTCTCATCACGTTGAACTGCAAAGCCTACCGATGCAGTACCTGTTCCTGAACCAACGCCAGTTGCAGTAAAGGTTGTACCTACGTTATTGTCAGCAGAACCGATAGCTGTAAAATCTGTAGTACCTACCGTGACAATCGTATATGAGTCACCAGAGATAAAAGAACCAGCAGTGATCGTTGGGTTCATGTCTTTGCCTACAACACCAAAGGTAGTCGTTACCATTTGGTTTGGAGCGAGGGAGATACCCATTGTAGATACTGTACAACCAGTGAACCTACGAGCAAGGTCAATGTCAGCAGCGTAATCTTGAAGTGAGAAGAACTTTGGTGTCACTCCAACCTTAAGTACGTTACTTGACCAAGTATTAAGCATAGCAGATTCAAGGAATACATCAAAGTCAGAATCACGCAAGTCAGATACTATGTCTCCGCCAACTTGACGGTTACCGTGACGGTCAACCCGTGGCATACGGTCAGCTTGAATGTCGTTACCTTCTACACGATCTTTAGTCAAGTTTATGGAGTTAGTGGTGAAAGGTAGGTTAATAAAGTTGCCAGCGGGTGTCGTACCGAAGGTAGATTCAGTAATAAACGACAGACTGGAGCGTGAACCCTGTGCAAAGGCCATGTTGGTTTCTCCTATGGGAAGTTATTTATATATGTACCAGCCGATGTTGATCGGAACAAAGTACCAAGGACTGTCTATCATACCTTGCTGACGTTCAGCGTAATCAATAGACACTATGATTGTTTCTGCATCACCATTCGTGAACGAGATGTCAGTGGTTGCTGCGAAGGCGTCTATCACTTTGTTAGCGTAGTCGTCTGCGGTAGCTGGGCCTTGACCTTCGGGGGCGAAGACTGTTACAGAGAATACACCTTGGTATCTCAACTGTGGGTTTAAGCCCCTTACAGCGGGTCTAGTGACTGTCGGGAGGTATTGTACCTTAAGGAAGCTAGTGCCTGTTGTAGGCTCAAATGCTACGTTCTCGTAGGCTATAGATGGGAGGTCTGATGTTGCAGCTAAGTGGCTCTCAAGTGCAGCCCGAATATCATTTTGAATACTAGCCATAGATATTCCTTACCTGTGCAAAAACTTTATACCCAGCCCTTCTCCAAGTTGGCCCACCGTTCTCTACATCAGAGGCATGAGGTGAGGCATTTCTAAGGGTTATTCTTGTGGTATTCTTTAAGTCAACCTTGTTAATATCTGACACTAGGTTGGATAAGCCCTCTTGTCTCATAGTCTGTGCGTTTTGACCCTTGGGTTTATTATCCGAGGACTTACCTCTTGGACGACCTGCACCTACAGAATAAGAGAATGATGTAACATATGCACCAGTGTCAACGGGAGATAGATTAACGGCAGTCTGAGCTATTTCTAACAGTTGGTCAGAGACATACTCTTCTACATACTCATCAAGTATCTCCATCTTCTTGTAGAAGGACGAGTTAACCTTGAGTGACGCTTTCATAACCTACTCCTCTACGTCACAGATGTAACCTATGGCAGTACCAGCGGAAAATAACGACATAACAGAGATGATCTTAACTGCATCACCACTGCCAAGTATAAGGTCATCAAAGTCTGGTACAGCAGCTAAATCTAAAGCGGAGATGATACACTTGCGACTTCCTCTAACAACCTCATCGTTTCCACCTATGACCCCCGCATTATAATTGTAGAGGTAACCTGTAACACTATAGTCAGTAGTGGCAGAACTGTCTACTGTACCTGTAGCGGGATTATACGTTCCTGCTGTAGTAACCTTTCGTAGAGTAAGGGTCTCCCCAAAGTCTCTAACTAGGTTTAGCAAGTCAAAGGAGCGAAATGACATATCTTACTCCTTATTCGTATTCAGGTGTTTGATAGCTTGGTGGGTTCTTAAATCTATCTCTGCGGAAGGAACCTTCGATACGGTTAGTGTTTCTTCGTACAGCCTCAACGGTACTCTTAGTGATGCCACCAGCTAAGACACCCACCGAAGCACCTGCGGTCTTACCCTGATACTCTAGGTTGTCTGCGAGAGCTTGGTACTGTTTCGCTAGGTCGGAGTAGTCGGCACTCAAAGCACCACTTAGTTGTGTCGTTACCTGTCGGGAATACTTAGAGGCAATGACACGGGCAATCCAAGCACCTGAGTAGTACACGTTGTTACCGTTCTCACCGAGAGCAAAAGTAACCTCTTCGTTCTGAACCTGTTGGTCAACTGTGTCAGTATCTCCAATGAGAAGACGTACTGTGTTGAGACGACCAGAGGCCGTGGTGGTATCCAAGTCTGTAGGATCGTAAGACCATGCCATGTAAGTCGTCTCCGTTGTTTATTCTGCGAGAACCTTGTCTCTAATGTCGTAGAAGTCTTCTGAAATCCATCGGTTGCTGTTTAGGAAGCGGCGAATAAGACCACGTTGCTTGTCGTCAATCTTAGACTTCTTGCACTTCTTAGCCTCAAACTCAGATTTACTTGAGGTACGGTTTCTAACCTCTACGTTAAGAAGGTTAACCAAAGTCTCAAGCTCTTTGCCAGCTAGTTCAGACAGTCGATCTCCAACCTTGTTCTGGACTTCTAATTCTGTATTGTGGTGAATGTAACCGGAGGCGTACAGGGTAGCAACCTTGTCTTGGTTTATTCCTCGCTCTGCCCAGTTAAAGTGATCTCCACGTTTCCAATTCGTATTATCTGCCAGCAGTGGCATTTTGATAAACACAGGCCAATCGACCTGCCAACCCAAGTATGTGGGGTGCATAGGGACTCTCCATTATATGAATACTGTTATGTTCTGTTATATATTGGGTTGTACCCCAAGCCGTAGCTCAGGGTACACCTTTAGTATCTATCGCTTAGGCGATTACAGCGGAGAAGAAGTAACCCAAGTCAGCGCCTGTGACTTTCATGTCATAGGACATTTTAACTTGGATGTGTTCTGCAACCTGCTGACGCTTGAGAGCATCGTCAGAGAAGGACTCAACGGTAACACCGAGGTTGTTTACGCCGGGAACTGAGTTCCATGCGAATGTCAGACCAGCGGCAGGGGTCATCAGACCTGATGCACGAGGTGTGTGTACCAACAGAGCGTTCTTACCACCGATGAAAGAGTTGCTTTCAGCAAGACCTTCGACAGCACCGTTCTTAACAGCTTCCATGACGTAGAAGTTCTCTACTTCAAAGATTTCTGCCAGTTTAGCATCTGTAATCAAAGCTGTGTTTGTTACAGTTGCGCCACCGTTCAAACGGGCGAGGATGTCTGGGTGGTTAACCAAGATGTCACGAACTTCTTTACCAACAACCATTGTGTTTGGCTTGAAACCACCGGATGTCAACTGCATCGAACGACGAGCAGCAGTTACATCAGAGATTGGTGTGGAGTTAGTGTAGTCAGACCACAAGTTGCTGGGTGTGTTGTCTGTAGTCCAGACGCCAGCCTTGAAGAATGTGTCAGCGAAACGCTCTTCACGGTCGATCAACAAGCGAGTTGTCAATGTCTGTGCGCCAGCGGAACGGATTTCCAACATTGCATCTTCGTTAGCGATAGTTTGCTCATCGAAGTCCATGCCGAGGCCATATACGTCAGCGTAGTAAGCATCGTTGGAGATTGCCATACCAATGCGGTTAACTTCTGTGCGTGGCGCAAGTTTCTTTACGTCACCAGAGCGGTTCATGTTCGCACGGTCATAGGTGTAGAACTTGTCAGACTGACGAGCAACGCCTACGGTTGGGAATACTTTATCAGCGACAAAGTTAGTTTGTTCTTGTACATAGGCCAGTGTCAGATTAGACAACGGCTGGTCAATATGTACCTGAGATGGGGTCAAAAGTGGCATTAGATTATTCCTTTAAATGCTAGATTAGGCTGCTACGTTGCCGCCTTGGATCATTTCGATTTCGATGATCTGACCATCTACACCGTCTTCACGGGCATAACCAAGTACAACATCACCTGTGGCTGCGAGAAGGGCTGTGCCATCTGCGCCAGTTTGAATTTGATCGCCAGCAGTAATAGCACCACCAGCTTCTACCATGACGGAACCTGAGACACATACGGTCACGGCAGCGCCAGCAGCAGCACCAGCAAGACATACGCCCATAGCGTTCTCACCAGCAGCGTCAGCCAGATCAACTTGACCGTCAGCTTCCAGAGTTACGAATTTGAATTGTGCTGCGGAAAGGTCTTCCCCAGCGATAAAAGTGCGGTTATCACGAGACTGCATAACGGCCATTGTTATTCCCCTTTGTAGGATTTAGTGATGAGTGCTTTGCCTTCGTCGGTCTTAGCTACAGCAGCATAAGCCTTGGCGAACTCACTCTTTTTCAGTTGGTTTTCGTCCATGTAGGACTTTACGAGAGCATCCAGTTTGTCAGCAGAGGTAGCGAACTCACCGTCTACATCGGACTTACCAAATTCTTGCATGGAGGCTTCAAAAGCAGCATCAGCAGCTTTGAGCATTACCATAATTCCTTCGTCTTCTGAGAATGACTTCAGAAGAGACTTGGCTGCATCAGCTTCAAAGTGTGGCAGAACTTCTTCTGCTTTCTTTGTCAACTCGATGTCAGCCTTTTCGATTTCACTTTCGCGCTTGGCTACAGCAGCAGCTTCAAGTGCTTTCAGAACTGGGGCTGGGATGTCGCTCTTAGCTACCATCTCACCGTCGATGTCCATCATTTCTTCTTCCGCTTTCTTCTCGATTGAGTCGGCACGAATAACGTAACCGTTGTCAATCAGACCTTTGCGGAGGTGTTGGTTTTCAGCAGTAAGACGATCAACATCAGCCTTAAGTGCTTCAACATCAACTTCGGGAGCTTCTACAGCCTCAAGGTCAGACTTCTCAGCGACCTCTTCAACAGCTTCATCAGCTTTTTCCATGTCGTAACCGAGAGCTTTCATAGCTTCGCCACGTCCACAGCCTTTGTCGTCCATGTACGCCTTTACTTTGGCTTCCATATCTTCGTTCATTTTCGTAATTTCCTCTTCGGAATTGTCACGCTTGAAGAGTGAAACCATTGCTTGTGCATTGGCTGGACGATCCACAAGGGAAAGTTCTTCAAGGTGCAAGTTTTTCAGGAGATTAGGCAAGTTAGATTTCCTCCTTAATAGCACGTCCACCTATAGAGAACGCAGCGAGTTCACCAGATTTGACCATATCCCAGACGGTATCATCGAATACTTTGTAAGCGACAACCCAACCTTCACGATCAGACTGGATACCAAGAGCATCACCAATTTCTTTAGTGATAGGAAGAGAGTGGACAACTACGCCAACCTGATCTCCAACGTGCATAGCCTTGCCGACCCGCACATGCTCCATAAATTCATTAACGGCTTTCACCAGTGTACCAGCTTCGATAACGTCACCCTGACGATCAATAACCGATTCACCTTTTTCTGTAACTACAGAAGCCCATCCGTAGACCATACGCTGTTCATCGTCAGTCTTAAGGATTTTACCTTCAATATTTTTTGTCATTTCACCCACCGATGTGTTGGATTCCCACATACGACATGACCAGTAGCCAGCCGTTGTTTTATCTTTCTTGGTATCACACGAATGGCGGGAGCGGAAATTGGCACGAGCCTTGGGGTCGTCCCTACGGATTTCCATGTTAGGGTCACCGAAAGCTACCCTCTTAACCTTGCCACCGTCCTGTACGAACACTTCAAACTTCTTGTTTCCACCCTTGATACGCCGAGGCTTGTTTAAGGTGACAGTTTCACCCTGATACTCAGCCTTTGCGAAGTCTTCCTTAAGTACCTCAGCTACAATAGCCCTGAGAGCCTCTATACGGCTCAATGAGTGGTCTTCTGTATCTTCTGTAGCATTAGCCCCCTCGTAATGCTCTAAGTAGGCTGTGTGGCTCTCTGCTGGCATATACACAGCTTGACCATCATAGTCGTGTACATGAACCTTACCGCCAAGCCCCATGTCCATGCTACGGGAAACCGCTTCTGCTTCCGTGGTGAAGATGTCGTTTGCATAACGGGCCTTAGCGACAGACTTCTTACTTGAGGAGGGGTGTGACGAAGGTAGCAAGTCTTTATCGTGGTTAACTGACTTAGAGCCACTTACAATCTTGAGGAAGCTGTTGACACGAGCCATAGCCCATTGCTCAGGAGAGCTTACGCTAGGACGAACACTTGACGGATTAGTCTTGTAAGCACCAATCCCACGATCATACACAGCTTGAAGCATACGCATAGTTACTTTATGCTTAGACTTCTTGTTATGCTCTTCCATCTTATTCTTTAGACCAGTCTTTGACATTAACCTGTAACCTTTGCTAGATAACCTTTAAATATACCAAATACGACTGCGTTGTTGTTCGCTGTCTCACATCTGACCCGTATATCTGAGTTCTTCGGTACGATAATTGCGGGATCAAGGCTTATGTCGGAGTTTCCGCCAGTTGAAGATGCGGTAAAGCAAGCCTTCTGCAAGAATACTCCGTCAGGCTCTTTTATTTCAACGTAGAAATCTACTGCGGCAGAAGTTTTAGCACTAACGGCACCGTAGAAACCCGTCATTACATAATAGTCTTCCTTGCTGAAGGATGTTGCAGCCTTAAAGGACTGCTGAAATCCAAGGGGAATATCAATGTGAATTTTAGTTTCATCTGTTGGGATGCCATTATTTATTGCGGTATCTTCATAGACAACCACACGACCAACAAGTTCATCTCCACTGTTGTTAGATATTCTTGATACTCTTGCGAGACCTGTAGTTAGTGCAACTGAAGTCTGACCACTAAGGGTTACAGTCTGCACTACGAAGGTTAGCTCTCCCGCTGAGATTGTGTGGCCTTCTACCCTAATCTCTTGTGTGTCAGAGGCAGACGAAGAGGAGATATGAGTAATGCCATCGTCTGATATGTAGACTTCATTACCACCAACTGTCCAAACGGTCTGTAGAGAGTTCGTAGTTAATGGGGCTGACTTACCAAACTTTAGGAGAGACTTAGCTTTCTTGTCGATAGATACGACATCACCATAAGTAGACTGTATCTCACGCTCAGACTGAACTAGGCGACCATCTGGTACTTCGTATGTACGTCTTTGCCATCCTCCAAACATCTGATCTATTTCCTGTTCAAGTATTAGGTTAGGGTCTCTTGCGTCTTCTACAATAGGTCTACCAGTAAGGATACCTCTAGCCGACAGCACATTATTATAAGTTATTACAGTCGGGTTAACTTCTGGTACACCAGTCAGAATAGGAACTGCGGTGTTTGCCTCACTTTCCGTTAGTGTGGCATTGGCTATAATTGGGATTCCAGTAGAAAAACTATTTTTCTCTTGGGAATCTTGGTCTACTAAAACCTCATTGGCCTCAGTAAGTATTAAGCCACCGTCTTCTTGTAAAACCCTACTTGGAAAACCTATCCGATAATTTATGGCTATTGCCGTAGAAGAAATTACGGGTTGTCCAAGTGTGATGCTGGTCGCACCTATTGCATGGTCTTGGGTTATTGTCGCAGTAGAAATTACGGGTTGTCCAAGTGTGATGCTTATAGCACCCATTACATGGACTTGAGTTATTGCAGATGCCTGAATAACTGGAGAACCAGTAGAAAAACTGTCAGCACCGATGAAGTTGTTGTTTATGATAGGTTCACTGGCTTGCGTGAGTATTAAGCCACTGTCTTCCTGTAAAATCCTGCTGGTCATATTAAATAACCTTTATTATGCAGGATCAGGGATACCGATAGTAAACGATCCTAATGAAAAGGTATTCCCAGAGGCAACTACTTGGCTTGCTGTAAGAGAGCCTGTGGCAAGAAGACGAGAGTTAGCTGTGTCAACTATCGCATAGTGAGTGGCTGTACCGTTACCCGTAACTGGGGCATCAGCTATGGAAGCTACAACTACCTCACGTCCACCACCTGATCTATCTGATGGGGTAGCGATGGAAATAGAAGATGAGTTACCTAGAGTAGATGTAGAGGTAGCATCAGCATAGCTTGTAGCTTCCTGAGAGGTAATGTCCAAGCGGTTAGCTTCAGTGTCTAATACTGAAAGTCCATTATCGAACACTCTGTTGTTTAAAGTTGCCATTATACTTCTTCCTCATCTGTGGTAGAACGACCAACTTCAGGATCATACTCCAAGTCAGCTATGTCCATAAGGTCTTTAACAACCTCTGGGTGCGAGGACACATCAATGTTAGCGCCATTAAGGTTACGCAAGAACGCAGCAACTTCACGCAAGTCATGTGGAGCAACATCGCCAGCTTCGATAGTTGGCATGAGGTCATAGTTCAGACCGTTCAACTGCCAAATACGCTCGACCAACTGTTTGTTGAGAACGTCAACGATTGCTTGGATGTAACTCTCTAGCGCACGGAGGAACAGGTCTGTCTTCGACTTGGAGAGGGCATAAGAACCCCCAGAGGAACCAAGCAGAAGAAACTCAGAAAGTACAGAACGAGCAATGTCATGCTGGTAACGACTAACGATTGGATTGATGTCAATGTTGCGTTTACCATTGGATGCCATAAGCTCAATGTCAACTAATCTAGTGGAGGAAGGGGCTCCATCTTTATCGGGGTAGGTGTCGGATGGCAGTATAATGTAACCTTGCTCGTTGAACTTAACGTCTCGTAAGATTTGCTGCAAGTTGTGTACAAATCCTGATTGAGCAGAAGAAGCGTCCCCAGAAAGATACTCAGCGGGAATACGAGCGACAGGAATACCCGCCAACTCTCGTTCAACCGCAATGGCCTCAATAGACTGTAAGTTGTTAAGGTACTCGTAAGAAGTATAAGCGTTACGAAGAATACTACGGCCACTTGGATCACCATTTATTGAGGTAGTGCGGTAATACAATGACTTATTAAGTGGGATATAGTTCTTACTTGCCATAAGCCCGACTGACTGCTCAATACCTAGAACATCACCAGTCTTTTGATCTACGTCAAACTTATTTATAGTCCAAGGCGCACGGGCTGCAATCTTACGCACACCAATACGACCATCTGTATATTTAGAATGTTTCTTATCGGAACGCTCGTTAGGGCCAACACGCCGCTTGTAGATAACCTCGAACCAACCAAAGCCATACGACAGAAACGACAATGCCTCAGCGATGTGGTCGTCCAACGTATGATCCATGTCATCAAGAACGCTCTTAACGAAGTCAGCCTCAGCCTTAGCGGCATCACTGTCATCAACAGGCTTAACGTGCAAGTCAACATCACGAAGGATTTGCTCAACAGAATACATAACAGCGCCAACGGTACTATCGTTGTCACGCATCTCACGATACTTGCGAATAGCTTTCTTGCCACGCAGTTCAGGGAGAAACTCATCAGCACGGATTTGACCGTTATGTGTGTTATCGCCAGCTACACCAAGGGTGGATTTAGCTTTGGCCTCTGAGAGCTTCTTAACCATGAGATAGGTTCCAATATTATTTCTGTGAAAGTCCCTTGGCACTTGAGTAAGCGAGGGTCAGTTTGGGTTTCGCATATCCGTTGAGTGAGAGGTCTGTAATTGCCCATACACAGGCATCAAGTCTATCTGGGGAACCAATCGACCCTAGTGGTTCCCATGTTCTCATTTGTGTTTCTAATTCGTTTAACGAAGCACCATCAGGGGGATTAGCCACATGCTTTACCAGCCCACGTTCATATAGTGCTGAGACAGGTTCAGCCCTAGCAAACTTACCACGAGAAGCTCTAACAGCTTTGTATGGTACACTAGGGTCTTCTCCGTGAATAGTCTGTTTGACCATGTCACCACCTTGGTTAACTTCCGCTACGATACGGTCAGCTTGGTAGTGGTGGTACAGTTGAATAGCCTTAGATGCCCAACCCTGTGGTGATAACCTATCAGTATAGTCACCGAGGACATAAGCAATACCGTTAATGTCAATACCTGCGACAATAATACCCGTCATGTCACTCTCAGCGTTAGAGGTAACAGCGGGATCAAGTGCAACGACAATACGGGAAAGGTCTGGGACTACCTCATGTTTAACTGAGGCGTCATCTAGCATAGCGGTAGTCCACAAGGCTCCTTGAGCTTCTTCTAGGACTTCTGCATAAAGCTCTTGTCTACCTAGTCTAGTCCCTTCGTACTGCTCTTTAACGGCAGTGAGGTATGTGTTAGCTAGGTTAGCTTGGTTATCAAAGGTAGTACCAGTGGTAACTACAGTCTTAGGGTCTTTGAGTATCTGACGAATAAGTTTGGTTGGCTTAGGTGTGGTCGTAACCATAATTCTTGGGTGTTTACCCAGACGCATACAAAACTGTAGCATCTGCCAAGTGTCCATGTCCTTGTTCCAAGCAGCAGTCTCATCACACCAAGCTAACTCAAACTGTGGGCCACGGAGACGCTCAGGTTCCTCAGCGGAGAAGAACTGTACTTGCGCTCCATTCTCCCATGTTAGTGTACGCTTAGTTGGAGACCACTCAGGAAACCCCATCTTCTTACCTGCGTAGGTTCTATCACCCTTCCAGCATACCGATAGGAAACCAGATTCACCCTTGACCATAACCCGTTCAATATCTGAGTTAGTGGAAGCTACAGCAGCTATACGCTTAACACCACGCTTAACATTATCTCTAACCCACTCAACGCCTGACCTAGTTTTACCAAATCCACGACCAGCGTTAATGAACCAAGTGTTCCAATCATCATTGATAGGCTCCAGTTGATTATCTCTAGCCCAGAACATCCAGTCATGCTTGAGTTCTTCAGTCTTCTGTGGCCCTAGTTGCTCGAAGATGTCCTTAACTTTACTCTGAGGTAATCCTCTAAGAGCATCGGCAGTTATCTTCCTCGCAGGCACAGGTTGTTTCTTCTTCTTCGGGGGCATTTTCGTTGTATCCAAGTAACGACATAAGTGTGTCAACAGCACTTTCGTCTAGGTCAGGGTCAGTCTCTTGTTCAACTTCGATGTTAGTCTGAGTTGGACTCCAGCCACCCTTAGATCGTAGGAACAACTCTTGTGATTTAAAGTCACCATCTAAGGCTTGGTCTATGACCCTCTTACCGACAGCACCATTGATCTTCGCTCGTTCCATCTCAATGAACGACCCATAGATTTTGTACATGGTAGATAAAGACTTGGGTGCTGACTGTAGATGCTGCATTGAGGCAATCATTTGACGAATACCTATGCCACCTTGGATACACTCCAAGATGTGCTTCTCTACTGCTTTACTGTAAGGTAGGGGTTCGTTCATAACGACAGTCTCCGCCCTTACGGGCTATTAACGACAAAGATTTAGGGGTAACTTAAGTGGGTAGTCGATATCACTACCTACAGTTAATCGGCAAGAACTTTGTAACTTAAGTTATATCTGTGAGAACATACTTCTTGGTTTAACTTGTAGGAGTGATTCTTGAGGGGAGTAACTATAGTTATGACTTACGTTATATAGTCTAGTAGTATATATCGTAGTGGTAATAATTTACGTTAAAACTTAAGTTACTCTCTCTCTCATATTACTATAGGGATATATTTCAGAATATTATTCACTTTATTTTCACTTTTTGTCAACTATTTTACAATCGACTGTTTTACAACGAAAGTATTTTCTGTTTTTTGTCGTATTTTCGTGAGTAATATTACCGTTTTGTAACATTTCGTAATAACATAAGCGGATTTCCGCCGATATATACCTTGGTGGGTACTCCAGATATAACGCTTGTTTGAACGTGGTGGGTAGGGCAAAAGTAATTTTTGGTTTTGGATTCATGTGGTGTTAACGGGCCCACGCAAATGATTCGCTCGTAATGTCAAGGGGCCCCAACGAAAATGTGATCAAATGTTACACAAACGTGCAAAACTGTAACAATTCGTGATCAAACGAAAGAAAAACTTGACAGAGGATAGGCGCTGCGCCCACATATCGCAAGTGATTCGGACGGTAACATGATACCCCATTCTTGCGTTATGTTATGTTGTAACACTTGATAAACGATTGGCACGACACAAAAAAGACGCCCCCGAAGGGACGCCAGTTTAAGACTTGGGAGGAGTCTGGAGTCTATTCTGTATCTAACACCTCATAAGTGTGAACATCCAAGCGCCAAAATACAGGCATGAAGTCCAAGTGTGGCTTGTCGATTGTCAATTCGGCGGCGTGAATCTGGCAAGCATTTGGGCAATCGTAAACATAATAGCAATGCCACTTGTCAGAGTCCTTACGGAAGACCAGATTACGATATTCAAATTCGAGTCTGTCATGTTTGTTGGTCTTGTGCTGGATTACTTTCCTCATTGTACTAGTTCCTTTGCTTTACGTTT